CCGATTGTTTCAACAGAAACAGAAACCTTATACTTTTTTGCAGGATAGGCAGTTCCAGTTGGGGTTTTCCAATACTGCACAGAAACAATGTCTGTCTCAACATCGGTCAGGGTTTTGTCGTTCCATTCCAAACCAGTCAAGAACTTTGAAACTTCGTCAGCCGAGTCCACGTTGATCTCAAATGTGAACTCAGGAGCGAGACTTTCCAACTGCTTACTCCCAACCTCATCGGCAATGTACCCCTCTTCGAGATAGGTTGGGTTTTTGTTGATGCTGAGGCTGGTGATACCAGTGTTCATCAGGTTATACGCTGGAGTTGCAGTCTCAGACGTATTCATAAAATGCAATAGTTTTGAACGCTTGATTGCCATGTTGTTAAATCCTTTCGTAAGTAAGTCTGCAAGGCACTTCGTAGGTGCTTACATCAGAATCCCCCTGGTCGAGCAAGTAACCCTGACCAAGAGCTTCGATTTCATAAACAGTTTCACCACTGCTCAACGTAGGATAGTTTTCCGCCTCGTTCTGAGCGTCAAGCCATTTCCCAAATTTCTCAAAAAAGCCTTGTGTCTGCAATCTCGCCAGATCGTCAGCGTTTGAAGAATTGACCTGAAGCGCAAATGGGAACTCATACATTCCCCCTTTTGCTGGGTAACTGTATATTTGTTTATCGCCAGGCAACGGGAATATTCCGTAACTGTCTGGCGTTTGTTCTAACCAGTTGACAAGCGGGGTCAACCCCATCTCAGATAAAAGTGAGCAGTCTGCAATGTAATCCTGCAATGCCTGAATGATGGTCGTGCCTTCTTCTTCGATAGGCTCTTCACTCATAGTCCGCTACCTCCACCGGCCATGTCCTTAGCCGTGTTAACAATCTGTTTGCCGTGTTGGGCTTTGACTTTCCTAAACCAGTAATTCCCGTGATGGATTTTCGGTAAGTTGCTTTTATGCGCCCTGCGCCATCCGTAGTATTGTGGTCTCGTGTAAGGCCGCCCCCTGGCTTTCCATATAACCATGCCCGATCCAATCTTTGTTTCCCTGCGTCCTGACAATAGCAGCTCGCCTGTGTCAACAGGGATATAGTTCTCAGAGTAATAAAGCACTCTTGAATCTACAAACCTTTGAGCGCGGTTATATCGGGTGTTTCGCTGCCTTGCAAAATTAGGATTCCACTTGACCAACATGTCGCCGTTTCGTGTTTTGATAATTCTGTCCTGGGGCTGGGTAACATAGACGTTAGCCATTACTTACCGCCAATCTGGACGTGCTGTAATGCGCCGTAGTCTTTCCAGTCCACAGTCCTGATCTGAATTGTGCGCGGATAAGCAGCAAGTAATTTTGTAGGCGTGTATGTGCCGTCCACCATTGTCTCGCTCGCTTCACCAGGCACTAAGTAATCGCCGATCTTGAAAGTCAATTCGGCAGAGCGGTCTGTGCCATCCGATGTAACAAACGGCACATAGACAATCGCTTTGTCCGAATCAAGCAAACCTGATTTTTTGGTGTTAGCGACCTTTTGCGCTTGCCACATCACTTCTGTCACCACCCTGTGTGTAAACACGTTTGCGGTGGTAGTTTTTGCGTACCAGGTCATTGTGTGCGGGAACTTAGACATCAAATCCTCTTATAGCGATAGCGGTTGAGAATATCCTTCTCGCTCATCAACAAAGTCCGTGCAGCAGATACGCCTTTGTCGGACTCGCCCGATGAGCCTCCTGGAGTTTCGTAGGCTTCAGACCAATCTCCAACGCTCACTGATTGCAGCCCTGAGATAAAGTCTTGCCGTTTGGCTTTCAATTGCGCCTGGTATAACCGTGATGCTGAGCGATAACAAACACCCTTGACATCTTCAGGAATACTGGCATAGCCGTGGGTGTAAGCGATCTCGATGTTTCGAGCACCAACCGTCCACACGCCATACTTCCGCCAGAGCACCCCGTTTTCAGCCAAAGCATAGTAAGTCGGGTCTAACAGAACATCATCGACTGTAACGCTTGTAATCGAACTGACAGGGATTTCAGGCAAAAACAATTTGGTTGATCCAGTGCCGTCAAGCTGGATAGTATCGTCTGAGACTTGCTCAATTTTCTGGTTGCAGTAATTTTGGATTACTGCGGTTGCCTCATCAATCGCCAGAAGTGCTTGCGCATCATCTGGTAATATTGTTGTGCCTAAAAAGGTATTGATGTCGTCAATTGAGCAAAATCCCATTCTTCACCTACTTCTTCGTAGTTTTCCGTCTTGTGGTCTTTTTCGGCAGAGCCTTATCTTCCACAGGCTCAACCATTTTGTCCTCGATCTCGGCAGCGTACTCTTTGCCGATCACCTTGTATTTCAGCCCTTGCTTCTCAGCCTCAGACCGCCACATTTTGATGCCTTCGTACTCGCCAATCGGGACAATTACCATTACGTCTTTTTCAACCATAAAATACTTCCTCTCAGGGCAGGGGCGTTGCTGCCCCTGCCCTAATCAATCAACTAAACCTAAGATGGGCTGCCGCTTGCGGCAGTTGCGATCTCAACAAAGGATTTTGGTTTCAGCACGCCGAAAGCTGCACGAGCCTCAGCAAGCACTGCAACCAGGTTGCGGATGAAGAAATCAGCATGGCTATCGCTTACGCTGATAGTGACCTGCTGGCGATCCCACATAACCGCCTGTTTCCAGTTGCCCAAATAGGCAGTACCAGCGGTGAGGTACTGTGACTCAACCACAGGAATACGCCACATGGATTGCTGATAAGGCAGGTATGGCGCGGCAGCAAAGAGAGCCAACTCAACCGCTTCCCAATCAGCGGGTGCAACCACAAACGCGGTAGGACTGGCTTCTAAACCGTTTGTCGCCAAATTAGTGATGGCTTTGCGGGCAGTAGTCAGAATGTTGGTGCTGAAGTCTTGAGTCAGAATGCCCGTAGTTTCAGCCACACCGACAAAATCGGGAGTTTCTTCCCCAAACAGGATGTTGGTTTCGATCTTGTCCAACAGAGAGTCGCGCAACTCCTGGTCAATAATTCCGCGCAATTGAGCTGCGTCAGCCAGAGCGCGTTTGGTTACAGGAATCCATACTGCAACGGTTTCCACGGGCGTGGAAACTTTCACGAAAGTCATTGCGCCTTCGGGTTTGTAACCGCCACCAGAGTTCAGTTCAACCGCGTGTGTTGACGAATTGACAGTCGGGGCAGCAGCGGAAGTCGCTTCAGCAACAAAAGCAGCCTGGGTGACTTGAGCGGTTTGCTGCACAAATTCCACCGTGTCGCTATTGGTGCTGCGGACACTGATCAGGTCGCGCAACTTCAGCGGTTTGCGTCCCATAGGAACGTAAATGCCAGTGTCGTCGTTCTGAATGAACGCACCGCCAGAAGTGCTGGAAAGACCAGTAAGAACGGCTTTCTTCTCAAACGGCATATTGACCTCGAAAGCGGGTGAACTAAAACCTTTCGCGCTTTCAGGAATACGCCCGTTGGGAGCAACCTGTTTCATCCAGTCTTTGAACTCTTTGCTCTGAGCAAAGCGTTCGCCCATACTGCCTTTTACTTCCTCTTGGGTTTCTTCTTCTTTGCCCTTTGCGGCGGCTGCCTGCAGTCCGGCAATCTTGCGTTCCAAAGCAACGTCATCAAGACCCTGTTTGGCATCATTGACCATGTTCAGGGACTTATTGCGCTCGTCCTCTGTCATAGGGCGACCCTCTACGAGAGCCTTTTCAACAATCTCACGGGCATCGCCCAAAAGATTCATAAATTTTTCGTTATTCATTTTTTGCCTCCAAAGCAATTATTTCGATTAGTAATTTCATGTCAGCAGGATCAACGCCGCTCTCATTCCCGACTTCCTCGGTCTCTGATTCAGTTTTGACTTCCTGCTCCACTTCTGGCTCAGGCTTTTCGCCCTCGCTCTTAATGGCTAAAGTTTGAGTGTCGTTCCCGGCACCAATAAAGACAGGCGACACCTCGAAAGTTTTGAGTTTCTTCAACACTCGCACTGTCCGTCCGTCTTTCTTATCCTCGGATGAGTCAATGGTCTCGAATCCATACGACCACTCCTGCAACTCACCAAGATTTTTGACGGTTTTGTAGGTTTCAAGACCCGCTTCAGTATCAAGGAAAAACTTACCGTCCACCCAGGCTTTCTCTTCATCCTGGCGGATTTCGCCACGACCAACAGGCAGGTTTTCCCACGCATGTCCCCAGGAGGCAATCTTGACTTTCGCCCCATCCTCAAACGCCCCTGGCAAGGTAACATCACCGTGCTTGTCGATTACATCAAACCAACTGAACACTGCCTTGAATTGACCAGTCTCATCGGCGTTTTCTTTGAACTCAAGTTCGGTTTCAAATGATTTCTTTTCCATTTTCATAATTATTCCTTTCACCTCAAAGGCGTGGTGTCTACAGGTTTTCTGACCCACATCACCTTACATTTACAGTTGGCATTGTCTTTGGCACTACCCTTGTAACTTCGTGGGTACTGTAGTCCGTTTGAAAACACTTCCCTTTTCTCAATAAACTCGCCATTCATCTTCTCGTGTTCTGGGCGGGGGTTGTTGCTTCTAACTGTCCAAATCTTCCCGATAACGGAATCAACCGCATCTGCAATCTTTGCTTCAACATAACTTTCCACCATCGCGCGGCGATCCTCAGCCAATTGCACCGCTCTTACCGCCAATGCTGACGCAAACACCTCTTTGATTGCATCAACTGGCTTTTCGTTCTGCATAGCCTTTGCGAGCTGGTCGTAGGTGCTGGCGTTGATATATTCAGCAGCAATCCTGGAGTTTTCCTGCAACCATTTTTCCATCCACTCGCGCTTGTACTCTGCGCCTAATTGCCCAGCAAAAGTATCGGCATAAGCCCAAGCGGTTTCCTCCGCAAGTTTCAGAAAGTCCTCAGATACCTCTCTGTCCCAACGCTCTTTATCCCAAAGCACATCCAACTTGTCCATCTTCGCTTTTGGTAACACTGCGTCTCTCTGACGCGTAAAAACGTTCACAAGCAACTTGTGCCATTTTTCGTTATGCTCTTTGTCCAGATTAGGATATTCTGGTAAGACAGATTCAGCCGATGCCTTAGTCTCTATCTTTGGCATTTCGTCTTTGTTCTGTTGTTGTTGCATAACCATTTCAGGGGTTGCCATATTGAGAGGAGTAACCAGGGTGTCAGCCAGGGGATTCTTCAAACGGGGAAGGTTCAGAATCGCACGACCTTCGTTTGGTGTCATGTAAGGAACGCCT